CCCCCCTTGAGAATCATCTGCTCGAGCTCTTCTTCGCTCAGGCGCAGTACCTTCAAGATCCGCAGCACGAGCCGCCTCGCCCCGAGGTTGCGCTGCGTCTCGTCGTTCGTCGCCCCGATACAGTCGTCGTACATCCCGGCCGAGCGCGCGATGTCCGTGAGCACGGCTTTGCCTGCGGCGGTGCCGAACACCTCGCGGTACTGCACCCACCGTAGCCTTCGGTCGGCGACCGCATCGGCGATCGAACGGATGCGCGCGCGAGCCCCCATCAGGCCGCAGCCGCCGGAGCGCCCTGCACCTTCGCGAGTGCGGGCAGGAACTTCGACGCCGCATCGACGCCTTCCATGAACTGCTGCTGCTGCGCCGCGGCCTCTTCGCGCTGGGCCCGCACCTCGCGCAGCTCGTCTCGCTCTTCGACCGACCGAAGCACGGTCGGCGGCACCCCGTGCAGGTCGCCAAACAGGCGCGCCGTCGCATCGGGATCGTAGTTGTCGAACACCTCGGGGTGGACCGGAGCGATCTGCGCTGCACTCGTCCACGTCTGGAGGACGGCGCGCGCCTCGCTCGCCCGCTGCACCCGTTCGACGGGAGACAGGAACCGCGGCACGACCTGCACGCCGCGAAGCGACTGCGGGCGGCGCGGCACGAGTCCGCCTCGTTCGACAATGTCGAGCGTGCGGAGCAGCATCGGCTCGATCTTCTCGACCTGGATGCGCGAGATCTGGGAGAGGAGCCGCTGCGCGACGATCTCGCTGATCTCGATCGTCTGCGTTGCGGTCATGTACTGCTGGAGCTGCGCGGCGAGCGCGTCGCCGAGAAAGTGCTCGCGGACGCTGCGCTGCGTATCCTGAATATCCTCGGACGTTAGGCTTCCGTTGATGACGCCTCTTTCGTAGAGCGGGATGACGGGCCGGTTCCCGTTGCTGAGCGAGAACGCCTCGACGATCGTGTTCGAGCCAGGGCTCGTGTCGAGTTGGGTCAGTATGCCTTCGTGGACTGTGAGTAGAGGCGGGTCGACATTCTTCTGCGATGCTTTCAGGCGCGTCTTCTTCATCTCGTTCAGCATCCGTGCATCGGAGAGCGCGAAGATCGCGGGGCAGCGGCCGTAGAGCTCGCCCGTGTCCTTGTTCATGCGCGAGACGTGATGGGGTCGCGACCAGTAGCCGCGTTCGCGCACGATCTTCTTCTCTTCGACGAGCACCTCGATCTGCACCCACGGATGAGGAACGCGAGCTTTCGTTTGAGCCGCGCCCTTCTCGAACGTGACGGACAAGACCTTCGTCGTGTCCTCGGGCGACTTCTCGTAGCGGCGCTTCATCGAGTCGGGGAGCGCATCCATGCCGAACCGCTGCGCCGCCTGGCGAAGCGTCATGTCCTGGCAGCGGAAGAAGAGGTCGACCATCCCGCTGTCGTTCTCGTCGATGTAGAGCTCGGAGAGCGGGATCGTGCGGAACACGGGCCCGGTGCCCGGCACGTCCTCGACGTAGATGTCGGAGGTGCCGAAGAACACGTCGTCGCGGTACGTCTCGGCGATCGCCGGGATGAACCCGAAGCGGCCTCGCCGAAAGACGTGCTGCATGGCGGCGTCGGTGAGATCCATCCACGCCTTCGCATCGGAGTCGAAGCTCGCGGTCGCCGGCTCGGCGTCGAGGAAGAACCAACGCGCGGCGGGGTTCGTGAGGACGCCGTGGAAGACGCCCGCGAGCTGATTGCCGGCGGTGAGTGCGGTCGTGTCGTAGATGTGCTGGGTGCGCTTCTGCCCGGGCGTGAACCGGGTCGTGAACGACCGGAACCCCGTCACATGATCCGCGACTTCCTGCCACAGCGTCTCGAAGGTCGAGCGCGCGCGTCGCAGGGCGTTCCACCGCTCGACGATGCCGCCGGCCGTCGTGAAGTCGAGCGGCACCTAGCGGGCTCCGAGGAGCGTTGCGCCGCGCTGCGCGGCACGCGGTCCGGTGCGCGAGAGGAGCGTCCCTTGCCGGCGGCGCGCGATGTCCGAGGCGATCGACGCCTGCTTCGCTTCCGCGGCGCGGCGGCCTGCGTTCGGATCGGGCGTCTTGGGTGCGCCCTTCGCGGCCTGCGCGATGCCCGAGGCTCCCGAAGCGAGTACGGCCGTCGTTCCGGGGAACGTGGCTGCGGTCCCGAGTGCCGCGACGGGGACCGACGCGAGCGTTCCTGCGGCTCCGCCGACCGCTCCTCCGACCGTCGATCCGACGGTCCCGCCGAGTGCGCCGCCGATCGTCGATCCAACCCCCGAACCAAGGCCGGCTCCGGCCCCAACGAAGCCTCCGACAGTCGACCCGAGCGTTCCCGCTCCGACCGCTCCGCCGATCGAGGCTCCCGTAGCGGCTCCGGTTGCCGCGCCTGCCGAGGCTCCAGCCGCAGCGGCCGTACCGGCGGCGGTTGCGGTCGAGGCGACCGCAGTGGCGGCGGACGCGATGGCGGCGATGATGGCGGAGGCCATAGGTCTACTTTCCCTTCTCGACGCGAAGCAGCGTCGTCCCGCCCTGCGAGGCGGCGAGGGGCCGCGACATCGACGAGATGAGGGTCGCCGCGCCCTTGTTGCCGCCGCCCATCTGCCGAAGCAGCCGCTCGCGGTTGCTCTCGTCGATGTTGCGACGCCGAAGCCTGAGCTCGCGTCCGCGCACGGCATCGGTTGCGCTCATGTCTGGCGGCTCAATGCAAGGCCCTCCGCCCCACGTCGAACGGATCGTAGTCGCCGACGCGCGGCACGACGCGCGGCACGCTCGACTCGCGCATCCGGGCGTACCTGCGCGCCATGAAGGCATAGCGCGTCGCGTCCATCAGGTCGTCGACTTCTTTCACGATGTCGCCGTCGACGCGGTGGTACATGCGGAACTCGGAGAACCAGTCCTCGAGCACCGAGAACACGCGGAACCGGCCGTCCTGCATGTAGGTGAGCATCTCGAAGAGGCCGGCCTCGACCGACACCATGTTGGTGCGGTCCTGCGCGAGCGGCATCGACCGCTCGTCGTACTGCGCGTGGTCGGGCATCATCTTGAGGCCCTTGCTGCGGTACACGTCCGCGAGCTTGCGCCCTTCCATCGGCTCCTTCGAGTGCCCGTCCTTCGGCCACGCGAACGGGACGCGCCCCCACCGCTGCATCGCATCGGCGTGCACGGCGATCCGCGCGTCGTCGTTTCGGTACACGTCGACAACGTAGAAGGTATCGGATTCCGGGTCGACCGCGCACAGGGCCCCGGCTGTTGGGTGATCGCCGCGGCCGAAGTCGATGCCCGCGATCTTGCGCCACGACTTCGGGATCGCGAACGGGGCGACCTGGATCGTGCTCGGGTCGAGCGGGAACACGGCTCCGCTCCCGAGCACCGGGATGCCTTCGAGGCGCGCGTCGCGTTCGTGCTTCGGGTACTGCTCGAGGATGTCGGCGTGGCGCTCTTCGGGGATGTGGAGGGCGTCCTTCAGTCCCATGCGCGTCACCACCTTCGTTCGCGTGTTCGGCGTCGGGTAGAACTGCCGAACGACCTCGCTCATGCCCATGAGGGGCGTGAACGTCATCTGGATCGCGCCGTCGCACGCGACCGTGCGTGCCAGCGCCTCGGTCCAGATGTCCATGCCCGGCTCTTCGTCGAGCCAGATGAGGGGAACCGGAGCCGCCTGCCACTTCTCCCGTCCCTGCTCATAGCTCTTGAAAACGATCTTCGTCCTCGTCCCATTCGTCCTCTTCACGATCGCGAAGTCGATCGCTCCCGGGACGCCCCGGGAGGGGGTCGTACTTTCGATCATGGCCTTCGGAATCCAGCCCGTTCCGAGCGAGCCGGGAGGCCCGAAGAGCTTCTCCTGGATCACGTCGCGCACGGTCAGGGTCGTCACTCCCCCGCACCAGATGAGCGGCAACGTCTCGTAGCGAAGTCCCTTCCACCACTCCGGGTAGATCCCCGTCGCGTGCATCGCGACTTCCGCCGACCCGCACTCCGACTTCCCGAGCTGGTTGCCCGCCATCAGGAGCCGCTGCCGGTACTTCGCGCCCTTGTCGTGATGTTCGAGCTGCTTCGGGTGCGGACGGTACGTCCACAACCTCTCCGTCCGAAGCCTCTCGGCGGCTCGCAAGAGCCTCGATTGGAGGGCCGGCGAAATCGAAGAGGGCATCGAAGGCGGCTCGGTCAAGATGTCCTCCCGTCGCCTCGACGAGCTGCTTCACCTCGGCGAAGAACCCGTCCGGCCCCAATCGAG